TAGAAATAAAAAAACAGATAAGAGCACACATAAAGTTAATTTATTTTTTAAAAGTTTTTCATCTGTTTAATTGTTATTTAATAAGTAAAGGTTGTTTAGTCCCTTGCCAATTGGCTTAAATAAAAGACTTTATGGGCTGCCGTAAAATAAATGTGCATTCATGTGCACATATAAAAAAATTTAATTTTAAAAATCAGCCAAAGGGGGGTTTTTTTTGCGGCCAATATTGCGTGAGGTTGTCGCAAAATTTTACCAAATTATTTTATTTCTGATAAAATTAACATGTGTTCAAACAAGTCCCCTAATTTTAACTCAAGGTAATCATCTCCATTGAAATCTTTTTGTATCAATGAATTATCTACTGTTTTTAATTTGATGTTCAATTGTTTAATTACATCTTTTCCCAAAGGTTTAGGATATATACAATTTGATTTTTCTTGCAGCATCTTGTAGACAAATATTACTTGGTTTAAATCCATCATGTTCTCTTTAGTTCCCCTAGGTATCTAGGTATTAATAATAATTAATAATTATAAATATTACTCTTTAGGACACTTTGGATATCTAACAATACTAATAGTTACTTAAGGTATACTCCTAGTGATAAGCTAGTGTTAACCCCCTACCATCAATAGTGTCCTGTTATCAAAACCATTTGTTTTGTTTTGGTTTTGACCTAGTTAATACTTGATGGTCTAAAAACCTATCTAATTGAGCCTTAAAAAGCTCATTTTTACGCTGTTTAACAGCAGTCTCTTGGTCTCTTGCTATCTGCTCTATAAAATAACTGCAAGCCATAGCTAATACGTCTAGCCTATCATCTATAGACAAAGAACCTTTTTCTCTACCTATACGGCTCATTTGATAAAACAATTGGTATCTTAAAGCCTTTTCGTTTTTATACATCTCCATTGTAGAGTTATAATCTTTAAGAACAACAGTATCGTTTACTATAAGCCTATGCTGTTGCATTAAAGGCTCTAAAGTATCTATAATTCTTTTTTCTTTACTTACTGTACTTCTAATTTCTTCTATTGTTACAGGATATGTTTTAACTACAAATGGCAAAAGAAGTTTAGTAAACATACCGCCTCCGTAGTTTTCTTCTACTAATACTAATTTAACTTTTTCTTTTTTAGCTATGTTAGCTAAAGTTTGTAAAGTTAAATCTGTATAACCTCCAATTAAACCACCGGCATCTGTTAAATATAAATTACCATTTAACATTTTAATTACTGCATAAGCAGTTTCATTTGAGCCTCTACCGCTAGGGTCAATAGCCATAACAGCGCCATGGTAATCTAACCAGTCTCCTTGGATTTGCATTGGTCTATAATAAGCATCATTATGTAATCCAACGCATGGTAAAGTTTCATGTCTTAATTCAGGTGAACTAGCCCATATAATTTTTTCTGGAGCTGTAGTAGGATTTGTTGACATCACTACTAGGTCTTTTAATTTTAACGGATATTTGTCTTCATCAGATAGAGAACTATCCAACATAAACTGTAAGTTAAAACCAGATTTACCATAAGAAAACAGTCTTTGGTTTAAGTCTTCTTCATCAAACCTTAATGGGTCTGTAGGTTTATCAATTAAATTAGGAGACCATGTATTCCTAATTAAAGGTGACAAAGCTCTACCAAAACTTTGTAATTGTTTTTCTGTTGGATATAACGCAGGCCAAATTCTTTGTTTATATCCTCTGGCAGGTAGTTGATTATACAATGACATTTCATTTTGCATTGTACCTAGAAATATTATGCGACCTTGCGGCTTGATAATACTTTCAAACTCTTTGACTTGTTCTGAAAGTTTATCTCTCATGCCCATTGTTGCCGAGTTATTAGCTGACTCAACGTCATCGGCGATAACAAGGTCGCTTCGACTGCCAGTCAACTGTCCTGTTATACCTAATGATTTAACAGATGGAGCGTGACTTGCTCTAGCTGGTCTTACGTCAAAACTCACTTTAGATTGTCTTTGGTCTTCTTGAGGTCTTAAATAAGCCAAAATATCTATTTCGTTTATTAAACGAAGAGTAAAAGTTGAAAAATCATCTGCTCTATTTTTAGATGCAGATACAACTAATATATTTTTTTGTGGGTCTAATAATAGCTGATGACAAACATAAGCGCTTGTAATCCAGCTTTTTCCAACACCTCTAAAAGCATTGATAACTATACGTTTTTCGTTAGATTGTATGTAGTTAGCAATATCGAATTGTACCGGAGTTGGTTTTGGTAATGATAAATGTTTCCAAACTAAATATAAAAAATTTCTAAAATCTTTAAGTTTAGTGGGTATCTTTTCCATCATAGACTAAATCTTCTTCTACAGTAAAAGGCATTTCATCTACTAAAGCTTTTAATGGTGAATTATCTACTGGTATAGCCTCGATGTTATTGTCTTTTAAAAATTGTCTAGCTACATTTAAATCACTAGATTTAACCTCTGGGTCTTTAACTTTATCTAATAAGACTTTTGTTAATTCTGTATGTAGTTCTTTTAATTTTTCTGACATTTACAATTATTAAGTAACAAGCACCCATAATAGGTCTTGTATATACACATTTATTTTTTTGGAAAACCTCTTTGCATATTTTTATATGCTTCCGGTGTAATAGTAGATTTAGATTTAGGTCTTGATATTCCTAATTTTTTTCTACGATTAATATTTGCGTATAATCCTTTTTTTTTCATGTTATTATTTTTTTTTATGTTTGTTTGCAAAAGCTCTTGCACTTTCTCTAGAGCGAAAGCCCCATTTTCGGAGTGCTAGGGCTAACCTTGATGGTTTACCTTTTTCATCTTTCATTCCACCTTTCATACCGCCAAATCTTGCCGCAAATGAAACTCGTCTAGGATTTACTCCTGATTTTAAAGGAATTTTAAGATTAGCGCCTGTAGTTCTTTTGTAAAATTTACGGCCGGCTTCATTCAGACCCCCTTGTGAGTCTTGATACATTTTTTTAACCATTTAATTATTTTTTAAAATAATCTAAAGCCATAATAATTGTTGCAACTAAACCAGAAACAAAAATTAGTACTGCCAATGTTCCTTTAGATTTATTCATAAATATTTTTAACTCCTCAACATCTTTTTTTAAATTTCTTATTTCAGAAATTAAAATATCAAAGTGCGATTTTTCTAAATGTTGTCTTTCGCATTTGTGAAAGCTTTTACTAATTTTTTTCTTCATAAGCGGAGCTAAAATGACATTAATGATTACTCTTCGTCCTCATTCTCGTTTTCGTCTTCATCAGACCAATCCGAGTCATTTTCATTAACTTTGTCTTGAATTTCTGCAAGTATGTCTTGTACTTGTTCTAAAAGTTCAGAAACAGACTTTTCCTTTTTAGCCATAAGTTTTCCCCATTGTTAGTTGTTAGTTTTACTTCTTGTTATTTTGAAAAAATGTTTCAATAGACTTTGTATAGTCTTTGAAAGCATCTGCCCAAAATTTTTGAACCTGACTTACAAAATTTTCAGAAGTCTTTTTTACTTCCTCGTAAGTTGGAATTTCAAATTTAGGTGTAAACATATTGTCTCCTTTTTGTTTGTTATTTTGTTAGTTTCCAAACTATAAATATTGTTAAAACAAAATTTATGTAAAAAATTATTTCAAAAGTTGTAAAGTAAGTTGGCTCCATTATAAGTCTTTTTTGTAAATTGATTTAAAGTGTTCTATAAACTCATTTATAAGATTTGATTTTTTCCAACCTAAATAAATTCCGATTATAAAAAATATAATTATAAGTATTATTGTCATGTTAGTTTTTTTGTTTGTTTGTTAAAAAAAGACTTATGGTCTTTTTGAGGTTAAGAATTATCTAGCCAATAAAAATAGTGATATAATTGGATTGTCGCTTAAATTTCTACCACCACCTGTAACGCCATTTCCTACACTTGACCCATCTTGGTAGCCAACACCATTAGCATTAGACCATCTAATACCTAATGGTTCTTGACCACCTACTGCAATAGTATTTTGACCACTAAAATAACTTAAAATTTGATTACCACCTTCGTGAGCATTTGTATTTAAAGAATAAAAATTATTTGTTGGCAGACTATTAGGATTTAATGTGCTTAAATTTACTCCTCTCACTTGAAAACCACTTGAACCTTCACCAGCGTGATTATTTGTAAAAGTATCACTAGGTATTTCTGGTAAAGAATTATTTCTAAATAAATTTGCATAAACATTTGCAGTATTTAAAACTCCACTATTTTGTTGTGGTATCATAAGCAAACCAACTTGATTATTAATATAATTTATTTTTGTTGTTCCTAAATGAAATGTTGCTTGATTAGAAATAGAACCTACTTGACTATTTGTATTAATATTTGTTTGAGTTGAATTTGACTGATAACGTAATCCAACTAAAGCATAAGCATAATTGTTATATTTATAGAAATATAGTTGTTCAGAAGCACCAGCAGAAGTTTTAATAAAATATTGATTGCCATTTACAACATGGCTATCTCCATCTGAAACTGTGTTAAAAGCTCTTGCACTTGAAGAACCATTTAAAGTTAAATTAACAATTATACTAAAAGCTCTGTCTGCTGTTTTAGAATTTGCAGTTGCTCTTAAGGTAAAATTATATGTTGTTGAAGAAGCAACGTCTGTGGGGTTGCCACTAATAGCTCCTGTAGAAGAATTTAAAGTTAATCCAGCAGTAGTTAAAACTGTTCCGCCTGTTTCAGAATAACTTATAGTATCTCCATCTGCGTCTGTTGCAGATACAGTTGTGTGAGTTCCTGTTGCTTCATCGCCAATTGTTGCAATTGTTCCTGAAGCTGTAGTCCAAGTTGGAGCTACATCTACATTAATTTGGTTATCTAAAGTTCCTGATAAATTAGAAACATTTATAACTCTAACATCGTAAGGTTCTTTAGCACCTACAAAAGAATTTCTAGCTATAACAGCATTAATAGAAGTTGAATTTGATACAGTAGTTGTTGATGCTGTAATTTCTGTTCCATCATTACCTATAAATTTTGTAACTGCACCAGATTGAAAATTAGTTCCTGTTATAGTGAAAGTAATATTACCACCTGCTTGGCTATCAACTTCTAAAGGAGAGACTGCTGTAACTGTAGGTGGAGTATCTATAACTTTAAACTCTGTACCTGTATAATATTCAGCTAATCCTATAGTTGTATTAAATCGTATTTGACCTTGCGTAGAACCTCGTTGAGCAGTTGTACCTGTTGCAACTTTAGTTCCTTGTGTTCCTGTGTCTGTAATGTTTTGGAATGAAACATCTAAATTGCTATTTGGTATTACTCCATTATTATTAGTACCTAATAATTTAGATAAATCTCTGGCTCTAGTCATTTACGACTTTCCTTTTGTTAATTTGTTTTTGTTTATTCATTCTAATTCCTCTTTAGTAAAT